CCGCCCCCCTCTCGAAACTACGACACTATTTTTCGGAACCCTCAAGTTGCATTTTGGTGTACCCCCTATCCCCAGGGTAACGACTCTCCATAAATTTTCCAAACCGTCAAGTTTCATTCTTGCCAAACAATACAAAACTTAATACAATTTGCGTATCTTCACCCGAAGGGCATTTATCATGGCATTGTCAACGACAGTCATTAGTGCAACGATTCCTGCGAATATAACGCTATCAGCTTCTGGTGCGACCAGTCTGAATGTCATATCGATTCAACCGGATTGTGACTGCACCTTCTATTTCACCAATGCAGCGGGTACGGCGGTTACGGGAAAGATACATTTGGCTGCATATGAAATCTACAGTTTCTCAGAACATGGTGATGGTATTGTGTACTCTGCCTCTGGACTAAAACTGGTGGCCACCGGAAATGCGTCCGGGACAATAAATGGTTATGCTACTATCCACGCATAGCACCAAAATACATTTAGCACACTAAAGGTCTTAAATGTTCGAGAATAAGTCATCAACCAAGTCTGAGTCCATCAGTTACGACACTGGTGATTACAACACTGGGTGGGGGCCGTATTGGAATGACTCATCGGAATATGGGCCGTTTCAGTTTCCTAGTGGTGGCTTTGGTGGATGGGTTAATCCTGCTCAACTGGCTGTTCGGAACAATTACCTTTCTGGTGAGCAGTTACCGATCTATCTCACTTGGTGGCAGCTTAAATCTATCAGAGACCGTGCGAGATATGTGTACGCCACCAATGAGTTTGCTCATGGTCTGGTATCTTGTTTCCAGTCTTTTGTGGTGGGTGCTACTGGATTTAAATGGCGAGCTGCATCGGTAGACCTGAAGAATCCGGTTCCGGAGCAATACCTGACAAGGATTCAGCATACGCTGGATTTGTTCCGAGAGTACAACAACCTCGTTGATGTCGAGAACGAGATTGTGTACAGGCTCCATGTGGATGGGGAGGTATTTCTCAGGAAGTTTCCCCAAGCCAATGGAATGCTTGTAATTCGCTTTATAGAGCCCGAATTAGTTCAGGGTTACTCACAGGACATGAATAGTCCGAAGGACTCATTTGGCATCATTACGGAGCCGGATGACATCAATACGGTTCTTGGATATCAGGTGATCCTGCGTCCTTGGGAATCGCAGCAACCGACCTTTATTCCCGCCGAAGAGATCATCCACATCAAGTTTGGCACGAATTCCAATGCCAAGCGTGGGTTGACGACCTTTTACCCTGTGTTCCAGAATTTAGCCAATTGTGAGGACATTCTAGCTTCCACGGTGACGATGGCGAAGGCACGGGCGAAGATCGCCATGGTTCGCAAGGTTAACAATGTGGCCCCCGATTCCATGGCCAAGATGGTGGACGACCACATTAATGCGACACTTGACCCTGGCCCAACGATGGACGGGGACAGGGAAACGATCAAACTGGAGCGATTTGGCTACGGATCGATCATCACGGCCCCGGCCAATGTGGATTACGAATTTCCAGGAGCGAATGTCGATGCAGCAGGACTCATACAAGTGTTGCAAGCCAACCTTAGATCGCTTGCTACAAGGTTTGGAATTAGTGAAACACTCATGTCCGGTGACGCATCAAATAATAACTACTCTTCAGCACTCATTGCAGAAGCACCGGCCAGAAGAACCTTTGAGCGATGGCAGGGGATTATTGGACGATCCCTGGCCGAATCTAGATTCCAGCCCAATCGATCCCTCGCTTGGGAACAACTCTATCTAGCTGCCGACCATGGCATATTCCCCATGGAAATCCTCAAGAATATTCGAGTAACCTCCGAAGCCTTCTCGCTCCAGAGTCGTGAGCATCAGAAGGAAGCGGAAATGAACTCCATCTATTTCAACATGGGTGTGAAGTCGATCCAGACTATCCGATCCGAACTCGGACTCGACAATGACACCGAGGCATCGAACTTTGTTAAGCCTACGGTGGAAGAGAAGAAGACGGCTGCTGAAACCGATCCGATGAATCCTGCTGCACGGGTCGATATGTCCGGTACTCATCAGGCTGGATTCGGTGGACAGGATCAGGTACAGGATTCCGCTCTCAATGGGGCACAGATCGCAAATCTTGTAGACATCGTGCATCGTTGCTCCATTGGCGATGTTCCTTTGGAATCCGGCAAAGCCATTGCACGGGCTTCGTTCCCTCTGCTGACTCCAGAGATCATCGATCTCATCTTCCGAGATGTGATCGTGAAGAAGCCCGAAGAAACATCCCAAGCAGGCGTTGGTTCACCTTCCATTCCTACGGGTGGGTTGCCGAAAAAAGTCGAAAGTCCATCGACCACAGAAAACAAACCACCCAAGGCGTTAGCCAAAGAGACTCCGGATAATGCTCCAGAGGTTGGGAGCAATCCAAAATAATTTTGACATTTTTAAACCTTCATGGGTATTTTATCTAAATGAATGCAACACTGACATCCACACCTAGGGGACTTCGAGGCGTAGACAGAGCCAAGAGCATTGTCTACGGCGTGAAGGTGCTTGGATTCAATTCTCAGAATGGCAGAGTCTATGAACGACAGGCCATTCAAGAAGCCATTCATCTCTACAATCAATGCCCTGTGAACAAGGATCACATCACGGATGCTCCTTCGTTCTCAGACCGAATAGGCTGGCTATCAAATCCCAGACTGGAAGCGGACGGCCTGTACGCCGATTTTCACTACAATCCACACGCCGAGGGAGTGGATTCCTTCCTGTGGTTCGCTGAGAACAATGGACTCGGCGACATCGGCTTTTCACACATGGTTCAGGGAAAATGGACTCTCGATCCGGATGGAACTGAGCGAGTGGTCAGGATTGACCGTGTGAAAAGCGTTGACCTAGTGGCTAACCCAGCGACCACTAAAAACATCTTTGAATCCGAAGTGCCGGACAAAATCAAGACCCTGAAGGACGAGGGATATCCTCAAGATCAGGCGGTTGCCATCGCTCTGGATATGGCTCGCCGTGGCGATATATCCGAGGAAGAAGGCTATACGCCTCCAGAAGAAGTGCAGAACGCTGCGAAAAAGGGACTCGAACTTCGAGACAAGCACAATCGTGGTGGCACAGAAGTTGGAGTTGCCAGGGCAAGGGATTTGTCGAATGGCAAATCGATTTCAGCCGACACGATCCAAAGAATGGTAAGCTATTTTGCCCGCCATGAGGTGGACAAAAAAGGTGAAGGTTGGGGCAAGGACTCAGCCGGATATATTGCGTGGCTTCTCTGGGGTGGAGATGCCGGTAGGTCATGGGCTAACAAGATAGCCGATGACTTGGAAAACGACAACGACAAACAGGAGAATGTCATGGATAAGGAAAAAATGATGAAGGAAGAAAACCCCGTCAAGGAAATGTACAAGGAGGCTGATGCTGCCAATGCAAGCAATAGCGAACCGCCAAAGGACGATTCTAAGGATTCTAAGAAACCGTTTGGCCCAGAGCTTATGGCAGAGATACAGTCTGTGTGCGAAGGTGAATGCTCCGATGAAGAGAAGGGAAAGAAAATCCTTTCCATGCTAGGCATCGGCGGTGGCATGGGTGAAACCACAGATGTGGCAAACTCCGGTAAAGACTCTGGCGTTCCCGCACAAGCCAAGAAAGCTGATGATGCTGATCCAGCCGATGAGATGGAAGACAAGATGGAGTCTGTAAGTGACATTCACAAGGAACTGGCTGAACTTCGTTCCTACAAGCACCACAAGGAAAAAGAAGAAAAGATCAACGCATTGTTGACGGAAAACAAGCTGGAGGCGACTCCGGTTTTTATTCGCCAGCTTTGTGCTATCGGCGAAGACCTTTGGGCCGAAGCGATTGAAGATCGCAAGAAAGTGGCCCTTGCAAGAAACAGCGTGAAACCTGTTAGTTCGGTTGAAATTCGAGGCGAACCGAATTATAAGCAGTTTGTTGAATCTGTCCTCGGAAAGTAAAGCCATCATAAGGAGATAAGATATGGCAATTACTTACAACTACGGCACGACCAATCCTGTGGTGGCTCCAGTTGCCACTGCTACTGCCGTTAGTGTTGGTGACCTGTGTGCTATTGTTGGTGGGAATGTTGTTCCTGCCGGTAGTTTCACTTGGGACACCGATTTGGCAACCACCCAGGAAAACTTCGCTGAAGCATTCCTTGGTGTTTCTGGACAGTTCAAGAAAGCAGATGTTTCCACCGTGTATGGAAACAGTGTTGCGAATGAAATTCGCATCGACTGCTCTGGCATTTACGAAGCTACCTACACCGGTGTTGCACTGGTTGTTGGCGATTTCGTTGGGCCAGCAAACTCTGGAAACAACCTTGTACCGCAATCTCTCGTAAAGGTTGCTACCAAGGCTCTTGCCATCGGCAGCGTAGTCGAGGCAAACAGTGGCACTGGCGTTGTAAAATTCCAGTTGCTTTCCACCCTCAACTCTGTGGCTCGCTAACCTCTTTAGTAAGGAGAAATAAACATGAAGAGTTTAGGTCTTAAACTGAAAGAGTTTGGCAAGCAGAACGGTGTTGCCAAAACTCGTGAATATCTTTCCGAAGCAATCGCCAAGGGCGATATTCAACCCAACAGGATTTCCCTTCGTGGTCTGGCTGAAGGCATCATTGGTGAACAATGGGCCGAAACCATGCACCGATTCAATGGCCCAGAACGGGTGTTCATGGAATCGACCGAAGCGGTTGATGCGTCCAATTTCGCAGCAATCACCGGCCAGATTCTGATCACCACGGTCAAGGAAAAGTTCAAACTGGCTTCCTTCATCGGAGACAGCCTTGTTCAGAACATTCCTGCCGGCCAGAACCTTGGACAGGAACTGATTCCTTGGTTGTCTGACACGACCACGGAAGCAGACACTGTTCAACCTGGAATGCCCTATGCACAGACCAAATTCACTGGCAACTATGTAAAATTGCCAGCGATTGAAAAGGTTGGTCGCATTTGTGCCATCACCGCAGAAATGATCTACGCTGACAAAACCAGCCAGGCTTTGCAGTCTGCTGAAAGCGTTGGAACCTACTGCGGTTTGGCCAAAGAAGAACGCATCCTGAAGACCGTCATGGGCGTGACCGGCAATTATGTGTACGGCACATCCCAAGGTTCGGAATCTACACTGGATACCTATTCCGCAACTGGTGGCCAGAGTGGTTTGACCTATGGTTTCATCAACCAGGTCAATAGCTATGCCCTCTCCAACTGGGCAAGCATCAACACTCTGGAACAGCTTTTCTTCCAGATGAAAGACCCCAACACCGGCAAGCCGATTGAGGTCTTTGGCCCTGGAATGCAAATGCTTGTAATGCCTTTCCAGAAATACTCTGCTACAAGGATTCTTAATCCTGCAACCACCACCAAGAATGGCCCCTACGCCACCTCTGGTGATGTTGAGCAGTTGGAAAGTCCAAACCCACTGGACAACAATTACGGGCTGTTGACATCTGCTCATGCTCGTGCTTTGTTGATCTCCAGCGGTGTTACCGCTTCCAACGCCGACAAGTATGTATGGCTTGGCAACTTCAAGAAAGCTTTCGTGTGGCGTGAAGCCAAGCCTCTTGAAATCGTTCAGGCTCCCGCTAACAACTGGGCAGAATTCAATCAGGACATCGCAGTTGCCATCAAGGCTTCTTGGTGGGGTGCTGCTGGTGTTATGGATCCTCGCTTCGTTGTTCGTGGTATTCCTACTGCGTAATGACCCACAAACGCCGGGGTGGGATTTTCCCACCTCGGCATTTTTAACCCAAGGTGACTATGCCAACACCAGCAGAAAACCTGATCACGATTCGAGACAACTACATCAACGCATTAGTTGCCGACTCCGCAAATCCTCAACCTTCCTATAGCTGGGAAGGCGTTGCCGTTTCCAGAACGGAATGGAGACAGCAAACACTGCAACATATCACACAGGTGAACAAGCTGTTGACCTATGTTGCCCCCCAGGAATTCAGAACCCAGTTCATGTAATGCCAACACTCGATCTGTCGAATGAATATGTTGTGTTCGATAATCCAGAGGTTCTTAACCTCAAGAACCCGGATAATACTACTGCATCCACAAACTATGGATTTCGCAGGGGTATTACAACGGCCTATAGTGATCAGTCAGGCATGATGAAAGTTGAGAACATCACAAGATTTTTGATCTGGAAAAAGAATGTTCAACCTTGGAAACCGGAAATCGACTGTGAAATAACCGATGTGAATGGCAAGAAGTATTACGCTAATGCCGTAAACAACATGGGTGATCAGCAATACTATGAAATAGATTGCACGGTGGCTCCATGAGTAAAGCACCATTCCGAAGACAAGGGCCGTTGGTTGGAGCAAATCCTTCGGACAGATATACCACCATTATTGACACACTTGGAAGTAATTTGACGGCACTTGGATATACGGTTTATAAACGCAAGGGTGCAGTCGTCAGGGAATCTGATTCTTTTCCATGTGTCGTTATTGCACCATCGGATGATGGTGAGGAAGTAGGTATCGAAACATTCGGTGGCATTTCGGAATACATCTATCCCATTCGTGTGTACTATGTGCAGGAACACAACAGGGATTTATCGTATCAGGATTTGGAAACAAGGTATCTGATACGCAAAGAAATATACCGTATTGGACAGTATGCTTCCGGAACAAGTCCATCACGGATAAACATTAGGGGAATTCAACCTTTTTCAGTAAATGGGAATCCAAATACTGTGTACAAGGTTACAGGTTTTAGAGTAAACTATGGTTTCATGGAACAAGGCTTAGTTTAAGGAGTTTTCAATGCCAGAAACAAATGTATTTATGACAGGCAAAATTGCCTTGTTTTCTTTGGATAGAACTGATGGCGTAGTTGGCACTGGAGTTCTTCCAGTTGTTTCAGCAAGTATCAATGCCAAGATGGATACTCCAGATGCATCCAATTTTGCATCAGCCGGATATGTGACTTTGGTTCCTGGAATTCAAAGCGTTGAAATCAGTGTGGAAATAGCTTATGACAAAATTGCACTTCCACCTATTTTTGCCGGAATGAAAGCTGATATTACACTTCTTCCAACAGGAGGAAGAAATACATTTACGGCATTGCCTCCGACAAACACAGAAGCAACTCTTGCTGAATATGAATATTTGGAATACACGGCAGAGCCATCCAGCTTTGTTCTTTACAACTGCACAGTGACCTCAGTTGTTTACGATGTTCCAGTTCGTGACATCCAAAAGGTGCGATTGACACTGATCCCATCGGCTACAGCAACCTACAACTGGGGTTCGGCATCTGCTGATCCATTAAAGTTCTAAGGAGATAAACATGGCTATTCTTTCAGGTCGTACTGGGACTGTTACAATTGGTACAGTATCAGTTCCTGCAACTAATGTTTCTGTAAACTCCAAGGCTGACGAAATTGATACAACCAATTTTTTAAATCAGGGGTTTGCATCTCACGCCATTGGTATGTATTCAGCAGAAATTACCCTTGATGTTCTTGCTGTTGACACTGGTTATGGATGGCTTGTTGGTCAAACAGGTTCTGTTGCAATCGGAGATGGTGACCCATTAGGTGTTAGCACCATAACCATTACAAATTGCGTCATTACCTCGATCAACTATGATGCAAACGCAAAGGATGTTCAGAAGATGTCAGTAACCTTTGCCACCTATGGTGCATTTAGCTGCATAGTTGGCTAACAGAAAGAAAGAGGAAGCAATGGCAGATACGGTTAATTCCCTCCTCAATTCCAATGGGGAGGGTGGTTCTCTCACGATAGAATTCAATGGCAAAAAATATACCGCAGGATTGATCACGCAAAGGATCAAGGCTGAATTCGAGAAAAAGCTCGAAAAGAAAGCACTCGATGCGGTTTATTCCCTGAAATCACATCTTGAACCTGTTGAGTTCCGAGAAGCAATCTCTGGTGTTACTAGGGATATTGCCACCGGAATTTACAGCTTCGGCTCGGATAATTCCGTTCAAGCCATGACCACTCCCTGGGGTGGAATCATATTGGCAGCCCTTATCTTCAATACCACCGAAGACGAGGTGCAAGCATTGATGCTTTCAGAGCGGGAAAAGTTTGAAACGGTTATGCAGTTGGTTCGGGAGAAATCCTTCCCAAACGCCAAGAAGGAGTAGGATCGTCTAATTCAAGACAGCCTATTCCTCCACCAAACCTTCGGAACTTTTATGTCAATCTCATGGACAAGCCTTACTTGCTTCGTCCATGGGAGATTCTTGATTTGACCGATAGGCAGATTGTTGACCTCTATTATCGCAAGAGGGATGACAAGGGTGTTCCAGTTGAGATACCCAATGAGGAACATGAATGGTATTTGCGAAAGAAACCTATGACCATGGAAGATATGATGTTGCAAAAATATCTGTCTTTTATGAAAATGGGTTCAATGATCGGTGCAAGTCCCAAGCAGATGCAACAGGACTGGATCAAGAAATACGGAAAGATTCCGGTGAAAAATGTCCAATGACATATCATTGAAAAATGATGAGGAATTCAGCACAGACCTGACAAAGGCCGTGCAGGACATTGCCGACAATGTCAAAGCCGGTTCTGCCGATTTTACAAAGGGATTGGACAGTCTAAAGTCTTCCATAGAGGCAATGCAGTCTGCCTTGGTTACTGCCTTAAATTCCATCAAAGTAAACATTGTTAACAATTACAAAAGTGAATCAACAAAAACTCCAAAAGAAAGAAAAAGTCCAGCAGAAGATTTTGGCCCAACAAGAAAAGATTTTGAAGAAAATTTAAAAAAAGATGTCTCATTTGCCATTGATCTTCAAGGGTATATACAATCTCTAGCAGATGATTTTGAAAATGCACTTGGCCCTGCAATTCAATCTGTTGATCCGTATCTTCTTGATGCAAGATCAAACTTCAGGGCATTTCAGGAAGACCTTGACGAATTGGCTCAAGCTGCGAAATCAGTTTCTGAGCCAATTATTGAAATGTCAGATTCACTTGCTGAACTAATCAAGGAAGTTGACACGGAAAGAATAATGTCCAAGGCTGGCCCAAAAAGCCTTAAGGATGTTTTCAATATCGTTGGTGCTTCTGCACAACCTAACGAGCAGAATCTTCCGGAGGCAATACCTTTGTCTTCCGGTGGCCCTCAGAGCTTGGCAGATGTGTTCAGGATTGTTGCAGCAGCTACTCAAGATATACCAAAGGCTCAACGGGTATACACAAAAGACGAAATAGCAGAAATGCAGAATAAGCCCAAGGTGTTTGCACAACAAGCCACAGAGCAAACAAGTGGCCCTTGGCAAACATTGTTTTCCAATATCGGCTCTGATATCCAGGTTAAAAAAGAACAGGAAAAACAAAAAGAGCAGGATGCAATAGGATTAGCATCAGGAATGTCATTTGGCCCAAGCAGAGAATTGTTTGATGAAATTAACAGGGCGAAAGATATTGGAAAGTCTTTTTCGGAATCACTTTTAAATTTAAGAAACAATGTTGCCTCTACAGTCCCTGTTTTTGGAAGAATACTGAAGGGTGGCCCAGGTGGTTCTGCAATAGAAGGTGGAATTAAGTCTATAGGTGAAGGTGCAACAAAAATGGCACTTGGTGCAGGATCAGGTCCTGGAATTGCCTCTGGTGCAGCTATGGCCGGTTTTGGTGTTGCCCTTGTTGCTGCTGGTGCATCTTTGAATTTAGTGGCCAATGCTGCAAATATTGCTGCTGGATTTATAAACACATTTGCCCAATATGTATCAAAATCCAATCCTGCAACGATGGAACAAGTGAATCTTGTTTTCAATGATCTGAACGGAACCATCGGCAGGGCTTTAAATCCAACTATTCAATATCTGATTCCATTGTTGAGATATTATGCCGACTTTGTGGATGCATCTGTAAAGACGCTTAAGCCTGTTATGGAAACACTAGCTATAGCTTTTGCAACCATAACCAAACCTCTTCTTGATCTTGCAAAAGTAGTAATCGATTTTCTTGCACCTGTGTTCAATGTTTTTGCCGTGATTATTAAAGGCGTTGTTGATGTATTAGCACCTGTTGTTGAATTTGTGACAGCACTTGGAGTGGCTATTTATGATGTTTTTGAAGCCCTTATAGGTTGGATACCAGTTACGGATATATTGTCTTCAATTTTTGAAGCAGTTGGCATGGTCATGAAACTTTTTGCCCAGACTGTTGGCTTTGTGATCGCTTCTCTTTTGACAGGAATAGGTAAAGTTCTTTCTTGGATTCCTGGACTTGGTTCAGTGGGTAAAGGAATTGAAAATGCTGGTAAAAAACTTGGCGACTACTCCATGGGTAAAGGTGCTAAAGTTGGTATAGAAAAAGGTTCTTCCTTTGGGGCAGCAGTCAGGGAAGTTCAGAATGTTTCTATATCAGGCATTGGTGATGAAATCAGAAAGTCTGCCCTTATGGCTGGAGCTAATCAATTGTCTCAAGAACAATTGCTTAGTGGCATTAATGACAAACTGGGCAAGGATGCATTAGCTGATGCTTTTGCTGCTGGTATTGCCAAGGAAAAAGGCAAGAAAATGCCAGCACCTCCATTGCCACAAAAACATGATGTTGTTGCCGGTGGTGAATTTGATTTAGGTGTCCAACCAAGTGTTTAATGGTGCAATATGCCAACGATTCCAATTCCAGGTGGTGATGCTAATCAGTATTGGGATTTTCTTATATCTGAAAAAATGGCGAGTATATCGCCAAATGGCTCATCGTTTTCATTGGATGGAAATTCAAGGGCAACTATGACTTTCATGATTGATGGTGCAGACCTTGCAGCAAATGGGCTTGGTGTACTTACTCAATTTTGCAATCAAGTTCTTGGCACATCATTTATTGCTTTAGATGCTAACGAAGACCCTGTTAACGGAAGTCTCTCCAGATATTCTCCTATGGCTCACCCTCAGTGGGGATGGCTATATGCAGATCGTATTTCTTCGGTTCGAGGCATAGGGCCAAGAAGAAATGATCCTGATGATCCAGCGTCAATTCTTGCCTCTTGGAGGACATTTTCTGCTGCTTCACTTCAATTAACTGCCCCGTATTTTGCCGTTTATAATCAATATGAAGTGACTGTGGAATTTTCACCTTTAAAATACAGACCATTAAGCGATGTCATGATGAATGCTCTGGATAACCAATATCCAGGAAATTACAAAATAAGACAATTGGCAGATAATCCTGATCCAGAATTTGATCCAACCAGATATTACAAAGACAATGGGCAATCCAATCAGGTTAATGGATCTCCATATCGTGAATATAGAAGATATACATCATTCACAACGGAAACTTCTGCCGAATATATGACTATGAAAGGTGGAGCATATCAGTTCCAATCCGATTATAATGGCAAAGATAATAACGGTGAACCAGATGGTAGCCTTAATATTAATGGTGTCGAAGTTACTGGATTTTACGGAAAAATATTGGTTCCCAAAACAACCATAAAGTTGACATGGCATGAAGTGCCATATGATTTTGTTGACCCTACGCAGGATGCTTCGGTCAATATTTATGAAGGACTTGGAAGGGTGAATCAGAATCCGTTTTATGGATTTGCCCCAGGCGAACTATTGTTTACAGGGGTTTCCAATGTTCCGAAGTGCAGAAATATGTTTTATCAAGATGATTTTTTTAAGCCAACAAATATTCCATCATTAGTGGACACAATGCTTGCGGACATTACATTTTCATTTTTATACATACCAATTAAATCTTATTCTAAAGAAACTGGAGTGAATGGAGATCAATTGCTTTATCCTAGAAAAAAAGCAAATCCGCAAGATATTGGAACTTACTCTCCTAATGGGGTTTTTAATGAATACAACCTTTCCTATATAAATGCCGGTCATAATTTGGCTCCGTCTGCTGCTAATAAACAGTATTATCCAGTAGTTTCAAAGGATTTGCCTGGAGAAAAACTCCCACCGCAGTCTTTGAGAAAAAAGCCAATATATGGATCGTATCCTTTTGAATTGATGTTTTTAGCCAAACCGTTTAGAATGGGGCCTGATCCAGAAGTCCCAGATGTCTAATAGGGGTTTTCATGCTTGCTGGAACTTACAATATTATTTGTGAGCAAGGTGCTACATTTATTCGTGAAATCACCGTTGTCAATGCAGACAATACGGTTCCGGACTACAATTCCAGCACTGCAAGAATGCAAGTAAGACCAACAATTGAATCAACAACCATCATTATTGAATTAACTACAGAAAATGGTCGCATCACATTACTGGACAACAAGATAACGCTAAATATCACAGCGGAAGATACTACTGATCTGATCCAAGGTGTTTATAAATACGACTTGGAGATTGTGACAGGAACGGAGGTCACAAGACTTGTTCAAGGCGATTTTAAGGTAAGTCCAGAAGTCACCAGAGAACAAGTATAAGGAGGCAAAGATGCCAGATGACATTTTTGCCAAGGTCATAGTGGATGAAGCCGTTGTAACGGCAAAAATAACTGAACCTAAAACAGCAGTTAGTGTTAACGAACCATATTCCAAAGTAACTATCAACAAAGATAGTACAGTTTCTGTGCTGCGTTATGTCAGTACCACTCCGAGTTCATTTTCTGTCGATTTAACTGCACCAGAAACTGTTTTTGATGTTACTGGAACACCTGTAACAACCAATGGAACGATTGATATCACTTTTATCAATCAGCCAGCAGGGATGGTTTTTGCTGCTCCACAGGGAGCTTCTGGAGTTCCATCTTTTAGAGCTTTGGTTTCGTCTGATATTCCTGACCTTTCCTCACAATACATTTCCGAAGTTCAGCATGATTCAACCTTGTCAGGAAAAGGAACTGTTGGCGATCCTTTAACCGTGGTTACCGGAGGAAGCGTTGGAACAGTAACTAGTGTTGGAATTGATTCCACGGATTTTGAAATAAGCAATTCTCCAATAACAACCAATGGCAATATAGTATTGAATTTAAATACAACAGGTGTTCCGGCAGGAACTTACGGTTCTAGCACATTAATTCCTGTTTTAACAATTGATTCAAAGGGGAGAGTCCTTGATATAGAAACAAGTTCAATAGTTGTTCCACCTGCTGGAGTAACATCTGTAAGTATAGTTTCAAAAACAATAAGTATTCTCAATAGTCCTATAACTTCTAGTGGTGAAATAATAATAGATTTAAACAACAGCGGAGTTATTGCTAATACTTATGGTGACAATCTTCGTGTTCCACAAATAACAGTAGATCAGTATGGAAGAGTGACTTCCGTTGTTGATGTTGTAATTGGTGTTCCAGGATCAGGTCTTGGAACAGTAACATCTGTTGGCCTGTCTTCAACTACTCTTGATGTTTCTAGTTTTCTTATTACAGGAAGTGGTCTTCTTAATGTTGACCTTTATGAAACAACAGTAACTGCCGGATCATACACAAACGCTGATATTACTATCGATAAATATGGAAGAATTACTGCTGCATCAGACGGAGCCGGTGGTGGTGTTTCTTCCATTATTGCAGGAACAGGAATATCTGTAGATACTGCTACAGGAGATGTAACGGTAACAAATGATGCTCCGGATCAGATTGTTACCATTACTGGTGGAACCGACATCTCCATCAGTGGAACTTATCCGGATTTCACGATTGATTTTACTGGTGCTTCTGGTGGCGTAACATCCATAACTGCCGGTACTGGCATATCTGTAGATCAGTCTACTGGATCGGTAACGATAACCAATTCTGAACCAGATCAGATTGTCACTTTAACGGCAAGCACTGGCATTTCTGTCACAGGTGTTTATCCAGATTTTACCATTGAAAACTCTGAGCCAGATCAGATAGTAACTTTGACTGGTGGAACTGATATTTCGATCAGTGGCACTTACCCTGACTTTACCATCGACTTTACTGGTGCAACTGGTGGTGTGACTTCCATCATCGCTGGTACTGGAATATCGGTAGATGTATCAACAGGTGATGTGACTGTAACAAACTCAGAACCAGACCAAATCGTAACCATAACCGCCGGTACTGGAATAAGCGTTACTGGCACTTACCCTGATTTTACAATCGATGGCCAAGAAGGAACTGTAACTTCCGTTGGACTTACATCGACCCTAGGAACCATCACGATCACTAATTCTCCGATCACAAGCTCTGGCGACATAGATATCGATTTACCAGAGACTGGGGTGGTTGCAGGATCATATGTTGCTGCGGATATCACTGTGGATGTGTATGGAAGAATAACTTCTGCTGCTGACAGCACATTCCCAATACCACTTAACGGAACAACTGGACAAGTTTTGACTTATGATAACTCAAATCAGTTGGTTTGGGTGTACTCTGACGGGGGTACTTGGTAATGGGTATAACAATAGGTAATCAAAATAATGTTAATGTAACCGGAAATGGTGTTTATCAGACAGACCCATTTATAATATCACAAGCAGCAGCGGAGCCAAATCCAAATTATTGTAGTTTTAGAATAGATGTAACATCCAATGGTTTTATTTCTATATTGTACGATATATCTTCTTCTATCGGAGAATCATCTGAATGTGGTATAACAATTCCTGGAGTTGGAGGGTATTGGCTTTATCAAACAGACCCTTCTGTTCCGCATCCTTATATTGATTTATGGGTTGAGGTGACTGCTGGTACAGTACTTATTTTTAATACCGAATCATCTGGAGGGTCATACGCATATATTGGATTTTATTCTCCATCAGCAAATTGTTTTAATGGATGGGAAAATGGAAACGAGGCAACAACAACAACATGGTCAACTAATGCTGTAATAACATCAACAAATGGCATTTATCTTGATGATAATAATCCAAATCTTCTGAAACTAACTGGCGGTTTAAACACAAATCCATATTGCATTTCTTTTTACAATAATTCTGCTTGGACAAATTATGGTTTAACTGTTGGTGATTCTATCACCATAAACAATTTTAGCGTTGGAGGAGGAACTGGTTTTTTTGATATATCTGGAACCTATTATGTAATAGGGTTGACAACAATACTTGGAATTCCTTTTGTTCAACTTGCTTGTGAAGCATCTCCATCAGCTCCTATTAGTTTAAAAATATTTCAGCAACCACAATTTTCTGTTTCTGGCGATCCTTTGTCAGTTCAACCAGTAGTAGGTATTGTCGATCAAGCAGACACTTTGCTTCCTTCTTATAGTACAGATGTTGAGGCAACTTTAGTTGTTCTCTCTGGAAGTGCAACACTTACTGGAACAACATTGGTTTCTACTGTTGATGGAATTGCAACCTTTACCGATTTGGTTATTACTGGAAATGGTCTTTTCTACATTCATTTTGAATCAAAGATACTTTTGATCAATCATGCTGATTCAAATCAAATGTATCCACAGCCTGATCCCGGAAATCCAAACCCACCCATCCCGGTTAAACCGAAGCGATCCTACATTGCCGGTTCTGTGCCAGCATATACCGATTTGGAAATTAACGAATTTGCGATCAATGTGGCAGATCGTAAAGGCTATATGCGTGACAGCAATGACATCGTCCACTTGCTGTTCGATGGCTACGCTACTGGAGGTGGTGGATCAGGAGGTACTGTCTACAGCGTTGGTGTTTCTTCTCAGGATTTGACGGTCACTAATTCACCAATCACCACTTCTGGATTTATTGGTTTGGAATTGAATACCCAATCGATTACGGCTGGTGCATATGGTGACGGTTCGAATGTGGCAGAAGTGACGGTAAATGATAAAGGCATAGTTACTGGCATTCAAAATGTTGCGATCAGTTATCCGGTAAATTCCATCACTGCTGGAACGGATATATCCCTGACCGGAACTGCACCCGATTACACGATTAATAATACGGCCCCTGACCAGATTGTTTCACTAACTTCTGGTACTGGTGTTTCTGTTACTGGAACCTATCCTGATTTCACCATCGATTGCACAATCACACAGTACACAGATGCTGATGCCAGGTTATCATTATCCGCTGGAACTGGTATTAGTTATGAAAATACGACAGGTGTGATCACCAATGAAGCACCAGACCAGACCGTAAGTCTTACTGGTGGAACCGATATATCGGTAACAGGAACTTATCCTAATTTCACCATCGATTACACTGGGACTGCCGGAAGTGGAACAGTCACTTCCGTTGGTATAACTACAACATCAACTGCTTTGACAATCAGCAACTCTCCGATCACCACTAGCGGGGACATCGGTGTCAATTTCTCTGGAAAAGGTTCGGAGTATGTGACCGGAGATGGAAGCCTCAAGACCTTCCCAACCACGATAGATCAGGCATTAAATCTCGTAACCGAAGTCTATAACTCAACTGGTTCAACCCTGACAAAAGGCACAGTTGTTTACATCAATGGTGGACAAGGGAATTTACCAACGGTTACCAAGGCTCAGGCGAATAACGATGCAAATTCGGCACAGACTTATGGGATAATTCAATCAGACATATCCGATCAAGACAACGGATATGTGGTGGTTTCCGGAAGATTGACCGACATCGACACTCAGTCCTATTCCCCTGGAACGCAACTGTATCTTTCTCCAACCACTGCTGGAGCATGGACAACGACCAAACCATCAGCACCAAGCCATCTTGTGTATGTTGGTATTGTGGTCTATCAGCATCCGACCCAAGGAGTGGTTGAGGTAAAAATACAGAACGGCTATGAACTCCATGAATTGCATGATGTTTCAATCACCAGCGTTGCACCCAACAACATCCTTCGATACAACTCAAGCACCAAGCTTTGGGAAAATGTCGCTGGAACCACCAGCAGCATTTCTGAGGGAAGCAATCTTTATTACACCGATGCCAGAGTGCGATTGGCTTTGTCTGCTGGAACAGGAATCACTTACGACAATTCGACAGGAAAGATTACCAACAGTAGTCCCGACCAAACCGTAGTGTTAACGGCAGGGACTGGAATAAGTACTAGTGGAACATACCCAAGTTTCACAATTACCAATGCATCTCCAGATCAGACGGTAACTCTTACCGCTGGCACTGGAATTGGTGTTACAGGAACTTATCCGTCATTTACGATTAGTTCCACCATCACACAATATACGGATTCCGATGCTAGGAAATCATTATCTGCCGGTACTGGTATCACCTACGACAATACCACAGGAATTATCACTAATGCCGATCCTGATCAGGTCGTCAGTCTTACCGCAGGAACGAGTATTTCGATATCCGGAACCTATCCTTCGTTCACAATCACGAATGATGACCCGGATCAGATAGTGTCTCTAACGGGTGGCACGGATATATCTATCACCGGAACTTATCCGTCTTTCACCATTGATTACATTGGAACACCTGGCACTGGAACGGTTACCAGCATAACTGCCGGAAGTTATCTTACTGGTGGAACCATAACAACTTCAGGAACCATAGATGTTGATGCCACTAGCTCTAATACTGCCTCGACAGTTGTTGCAAGAGATGGTTCTGGAAACTTTTCTGCTGGAACCATTACTGCTAGTCTGACAGGAAATGCATCTTCTTCAACGAACCTTGCCAACGGTGGTGCAGGACAGATTCCTTACAATACTGGTTCAGGAGCGACAAGCTTTTTGGCAGCAGGAACCAGTGGTCAAATATTGCGATCTAATGGTACATCTGCACCATCGTGGGAAACACAAGGTATATTTTCAAGCGGTAGGTTGACTTTAGAAAGTGGAGTTCCTGTTTCAACCACAGATCAGACTTCAAAAACCACCATCTATTACACGCCTTATAATGGTGACAAAATAAGTCTTTATGACGGAACTAATTGGGCGACATATACATTTACGCAACGGTCTTTGTCTTTAGGAACTCTTACATCAGGCAAAAATTATGATGTTTTTTTATACAACAACGCCGGAACGCTAACTCTAGAATTAACAGCGTGGACTAATGATACAACGAGGGCTACATCATTAACTATGACTAACGGGGTGTATTTGAAAACAGGTGCATTAACTAGAAGATACTTGGGAACAATTCGCACGACTTCTACCACTACTACGGAAGATTCTGCAAACAAAAGATTGGTTTGGAATTTTAATAATAGGGTTTCCAAAAATATTTATGTTGCTGATGCGACTGGTAATTGGGTTTATAGCACGGCAGCATGGAGGTATGCCAACAACAATTCAAATAATAAAATAGAATTTGTGGCTGGAATTGCTTTGGATTCAGTATCTTGCAACTTGACTGTAACAACTTATGCAACAACAGCTATTGTTGCTTATTATCCAAGTGCTGCTTTGAATACAACTTCAGGAATACCAACTTACACCTCAAGTGGTCAAGCTTATGTTAGCGGAACTTTGAGTTGGTTTGCTCAAAGGCATAGCAACATGAGTTCTATGCCACAAACAGGTTACAATTATATTGCATGGCTTGAATATTCTGGTGGAGCAACAGGCACTATAAATGTTAGTGGTGCAAACGATGCAAGTAAAATGGTAGGAACATGGATATGTTAATATTTTTGTCCAAATTGGCTGAATCTATTTCAAAAGTATGTCCAATCGATGGTATTGGCGATTTAGGAAATGGTAATTTCAGAATTGATTATAAAGAAGAAGCCACAGATGAGCAGAAACAAGCTGCCAAAGAAGTTGTTTCTCGATGGCCATTAGAAAAAGCAAAGCTGGAAAAACTTGCTCAAATTGATGACGAATGGGGCCAGACTATTGCTCAAGGATGGGATTCTGGACAGGGCATTTTAGGCATATCTGCTGAAGATGTGGCCCTGCTTTCTGCGAACTTTTCCATGGCAAAAGAGGCAGCGAATTTAGGCTATCCAATACCTCCAATTATCACGGTAGATAGCCAAGAAATCTCGTTTTCTGATATTCAATCCATGACGGTTTTCATGTTACAATACGGCGAGTTTAGGAGCAGTATTTCCAAGACTTTTGCTGCACGGAGGCGAGCTGTACAAAACGCCTCCACGATTGAAGAAGTGGTGGTAATATGATCGCCGAAATTGACTTTGTGAGCTTAATTGAAAGATTTGGGGTTACCCTTACTTTTCTTGTTTTTCTTGTCTGGTGCGTGTATCGGGGTGGCAGTTGGGTTGGGGTTAATATTCTCCTACCATTGCACCAGAGACATATGCTCTTCATCGACCGACTCGAATCAGGAATCGGAGAAGTGACCAAGGCTCAGACCGATTCCATGAAAATACTGACAGAGATTTTGCGACAGACGAAGGAACTGGAAGCACTACACAGAAAGGGTGACTAATGATTGATTTTCCTGATTCGATGCCAACCGATGCTATCTTACTATGCATCAACAAAATTCGTGGCAAGGAAGATGTTAGCAATCGAGAATTTGCCAAGGCACTTTGGAATGTCGTTGGATATGCTTCTGCACAGGCATTGCCAGAGGATAAAACGATTTTTGAAGGCCGTGAGATTGGTTTGGAAGACTTTGCCAGCTTGTTGGATCAGGCTCTGGAACAAAGCAAATTCCACGCTAATGAGGTTACCCTGGGTATCGTACCTTGGGCCTTGATTTTGAAAACAGCCTTGAAGATACTGATTTCCGCTTTTTTATAGGCAGGGGCTGGAAGTGGCCCCAAGTGCGGAAAGAGCATATTGAGAAAAATCCTCAATGTGCTGGATGCTATAAAAAGGAAGCATTGGAAGTGCATCATATCTATCCATATTCATTGGATAGGTCATTAGAGTATGAACCAACCAATCTCCTAACCCTATGTAAACGATGCCACTTCCTATTGGGGCATCTGGACAGTTGGACGAGTTGGAATCCTAGTGTGGAGTATGACGCTCAAGGACAAAAGGAAAGGATACGAAGAAGACCATGAATTTACTCATTCTGTTTGCGATTTTTCATGCACCAACCATTGAGTTGCCCAAGCAAATTTCGGGGCAACCAAATGCGTTTATTACGATTCCAGCCACGACCAAGGCTGGACTTACTGTCAAATGGTTATGTCCTGATCCTGGGCTGAATATGTTCCCTGTGGAACTTCTCAAGGACACTAAAACTCTAGTGGTGACTGGGCCGGAGGGAAGGTTTAGAGTATATGCTTACACATCGGATGAAACTGGCCCATCGGACGCAGCGATGTGTACAGTCCTTGTTGGCAATAGCCCTGTTCCAAATCCAGATAATCCTGATACTCCTCCAAGTCCGACTCCTGCTGCATCGGACATTTCTGAGGCAGCAAAAAAAGAGGAAAAAGAAGCGGTAAAATGGCTTTCACAATTCTACGAAGAGCTTGCCAAGGAATGTCAGAAGGATGACTACAAGACCGCTGGTGATCTTTTCCGTGCTGCAAAAACAGCAATCAACAAGCAATTCCGTCCCGATGAACTTTCCAATTTAAGGACAGTCATTGGGAAGAGACTGAATGCCAAATTGCCCCAGGATGCTGACAAAGAACTGGACAAGGCAACCAGAGACTTGATGACTTCTGTATTCACACAGGTAGCAAAGGAACTCAAATAATGTTAGATAATCCTTTTGGTGGAACTCCGAAGCGAATGGGTTGGTTGCCGATTGAGTCGCAACCACAGGAACTTCAGGATAAATTCAATTCCAAGCTCGTCCCATTCGGCATCACTGGTGAAGATACTGATGTTAAAGAGGCTTTGCTTTATAAGGTTGTAAACAAAGCTGCTGGATACGAATTCTTTCCATGGGATCAGAAGACCGGCTCTTGTGTAGGACATGGTGCATTGGCCGTTATGGCCACTTTACAGGCCGTTGAAATCTTGACTTCTGGCCAGACCTATGAAGAGTGGAGAACACCATTCATTCTGTACAATTACGGGCAATCCAGAACCAGAGGTGGTCTGCATGGCGAGGGAGAAGGTTCGTTTGGATCATCGATGGCAGAATCCCTTAATGAAGACGGATGTCCTCCGTTGGATTCTTCTTACCCTCAACCCATGAAGCAGTCCGATGGTTCATGGACATGGGGTGCATCTGCCGAGATGAAATGGTCTAATGGAGACAGGCCACCGATCAATATTGAGGCTACTGCCAATAAATTCAAGGTTCGATCGACATCCAAACTTTCCAATAGTGATCAGGTAAAAACCGCATTGCGAAACGGATATCCAGTAACCATTGCTTCTGGATGGTTTGGTTTTTCTTCATTAAGACTGCAACCCAAGGGGACACCATCAATCCTGTTGGCCACCAGAAATGATTCTTGGGGGCATCAGCAATCTTGTTTAGGGTATACCGAGCATCCCGAATTCGGTTTGATATTTTTGATCCAGAATTCTTGGGGCAATGCTCATGGAACACCTCCTGGCAATTATGGGGAACCCAAAGGATCGTACTGGATGAAAGCCTCGGACATGGATCGTGTTTGCAGGGAAGAAGTTTTTTCTTTCTCAAATTTTGACGGATACCCTGCACGAAAGATAGATTGGACGCTATAATATCAGCGGTCACTTTTCTTTAGGAGGAAGCATCATGACCAGTTTTATTTTAGCAGTGGCTTTGAGTTCCCAGGTGGTTGATCTACCATTTAAGCGTGGTGGATCAAGCTGTGCTAATGGCCAATGTGGCGTTGCACAACCAGTGGAGACCAAACAGGAAAAACCTGTGGTAAAGCCAGTGCAGATTCAGGAGGAGAAAGTTTTCCGTGGTGGAAAGCTTCGTTTTCGTCTTCGTGGCAGTTCCTGCTGCGGTTAAGAGTTTTTAGAAAGGAAGCATCATGTCTAATGTTCCTATGCCACAAATGCCTGGAGGTATGATTGGTGGTCAACAACAAGAGCATCCATCTATTTCTATAATTAGAAAATTTCTTTTGAATTCAGTAACAAAAGAAGAAGCAGTAGATGCATTTTGCGATTACATTATGACTGGAACAAGGGGAATCCCTGTTCCAAATATTGAATTGTCAAAATCTGTTATAAATTCTGAAACCGCTCATGCATTTATGGGTTATCCTCAGATAATGCAATGCATGGCAGTTGTCATCAAGAACTCTTGAAGTTTATCATTTTCAAAAGGATAATAACAGGACACGGTAAAATGTGTCCTGTTTTTATTTAGAGGAAGCTATGCGTATACAACCTGTGCAGGGAACCGGCATGAATGCCGGATATGATGCAGCGACTAAATCAATCACGATAAGTAATGAAGGTAATACTCCAATTTTGTATTTTAAAATTGGAAGCAAAATACCAAAGGATAAAGAAGATTTAACAAAAGGGTATTATCTTTTTTACGAATTTGATGAGGTTTTTTGGGATGGTGTTGATTTTTCAGTAATTGAAGGAGGGTTGTCTGCAAAATATGAGACAAGAGAAACTTGTCCAAAACTTTATTCAATGCCTCATGATTATGATGATCCGAGCAATTTAAGCAATTTTTCTACGACTTATGGAATATCTGGAGAAGGCCTTATTTATATAGGTAGATATCGAGGCGTAGATTCATCAGACGGCCGTGATGTTTATGAATACTTAAGAAGTCTTGATCCTTCTTCAAAACTCCTTGTCAAAATTGATACAAACAAAGAGCCAGTTAATGGCTATTATCCGCTTCTTTCTTATTCAAGTTTAGACAATTCAGGGACATTTCAAAATAAATTTTGGGGTAAAGAAATAAATCAATCAGAATTAAAACCTCAAGGTTATTATTTGGCATTTTATTCTGGAGGATCATATAATCCTTATCCAAATGATCCTGAAAATAGTGACATAAGACCAACAGTAGCTGTTTTCAATAATTCAATATCTGGGCCAATCGGTGTTACTGTAGTTACTGATGTAACTTGCACTAATGGTTCAATTTCTGCAACCTATGGGACATTTTATCCAACCGAAACTGCATATATTGTTCAGGACAATAAAAAGACATTTGTAAGCCTTATTGATACTCCTTCATCTTACAATGGTGCTGCCAATTACTATGTGGCTGTTAATCCTAATTCTAATGGCCTATATTTCACTACTTCACCACCACCTTCTGGATTTGTGCCACAGATTTCTTTCACCAATCTAAATGATGGGCCAAAAAGTTATCCTAGTTTTTCAAATGCAATATTGTCCTCAAATGTTAATTATTCAAATCAATTAGAATGGCTTCAAGTAACTATGACTCAATATCAATCTATAGTTCCAAATCAAGCATATCTTAAAACCAATATGTCTTGGTCATTAGTTAATGACAAGCAGTCTCCTGGTGCAAATATGTATTATGGAACTAATGAAAATGGTGTAAAGGGTTGGTATCAATTGCCAGGAGTTTAATATGTCTTACAAAGAAAAAGATTCAGAAAATGATTTATTTAAAAATAACACTCAATACCAAAATTTTGGAGGTATAGTCTGTTGTTCATGTTCTTATTGTGCAAAAAAAACAATAGAACCAACACTGACAATTAAAAATTTCAGAAGCCTTGATCCGATAATAAAATATGTCCCAGACTATTTAAGGTATACAAATGGAAGTCCTGCAATAATATCTAATAAATCCAGCATATTTTCAACCCAACCCATTGTTCAATATTTCGCAGAAAGGTTTATTCCCAATGGAACACTTAGCTATAATTTAGATTTTGATGGAACTGAAAATGAGATGTGGTATTCTCAAGATTTATTAAACAAATTTCATTTTGCCAAATATATTTTTTATATGCCATTCAAAGGGTGTAGTGGAGTCGCAACTTCATTAATGAAAGCCCATTCGTATTATGGTAGTTGGTGGCAATCTGGATATTATAATGGAGTTTATTACCCATTAAACAATCAGGAAGATGGTGTTATTAAAGCATATGGCTCAAATTTTAAAGGCAGTACCTATTATTACTCTCCACTTTTTACACAAAATTTTTATGGGAATAGCATTATTATAAACACTTGCAATACAACTTTTGGAGGTGATGGCAGTAGTTACAACTGTTATTCTTATGTTTATCCACCTGGAAGTTCTGGCCCACCTCCATGCGATCAAGGTTTTTTAGATGGTTACTGCAATAATACTGAAATAATACCACCTATTCAGCCATTAGACCCAGGTGATTATTCTTCACTAATATCTTACATACAAGAACATGATTTTTCTGTTTTTGGAGTAAAAATTCCAAACAATTGCTCAAACAATGCAGTTTCTGTTTTGCCACCAATCCAAGGTAATGAGTTTAAAGATTTTCAATTCCCTTTTGTTCATGAATTTTATGAAATAGACAATGACCCAAATCAGATTACAAGAAATGTTCAAAATCTTTATCGATTGCCAAATTCGTTGGGTTTTATGCTTAATTATTTTTCATATAATGTTTCACTTAATTCTTTTTCAGTTTCAATTTCAGAAATAATTCCAATTAATTTTGGAATCGATATCGCTTCCTGTTCTGTTTCAGGAGAAAACATCATGCCTTATGATGGTGGATATTACACTTATACTCCTTTTGGTGGCTTTTCTTGCTCTTATTACACCAAAGGCCCAGCATTAAACGGCACATCAAATAGAGCTTTTAGTCAAAATTATTATCCCACATCTGGAAATATATCTATTACATATACAGACGGAGTGCCATCTATTGAGGGTATAAATTGCGGATTGTACAATAATTCAGGAAGGTCTTTTAACAACACAAACAATGGAAGCATTTATTCAACAACAGATAAAGATGGGTTAACAACATTGATTGCAAAAGATGTATCAATGGTTGGGCCAACGCTTGTTTCTCAGCTTTATAAAAGAACTCAAAATAGATACATTGCTGGTTATAGTTTAAACCCCTCCGATCACAATCTCCCTATTGGATATTTAGCACAATTAAATATGGGGTTTAAATGTGATATTGAATTAAAATTTCAAAGTTCACCATTATGCAGAATCAAAGATATACCTGGACAAAGCTCATCATATATTCCTGAGTTGGGAAACTCATCAAGTGCATACGATTCATACCCATGGAGAGGTGTATACAAGAAGTTTAATTCCGTTGAAGAATTTAAAGTTAATTTTGAAAATATAAGAAAAGTTGAGCAATTAAATTTAACAAGTATTGATGCTTTTTATTACCTTACTTCTGACAATTCTGAAGACGCAATATTTGGTCAGCCACAATGGTTATTTCCAGGAGATGCTTATATTGAATATGTTGGAGTTCCTTATGGGTATTCTTCATACACTCTTTCTGCATCATATTACAATGATGAACAATCATTGCGAGAGTCAATATATGGTGTAACTAACAATATTGTCTTTTCTCCGCCAGATATTGATGCTGAAAATCAATTTGTAATTAATAGAGATGGACTTGTTCCCGATTATGAACAAACTCAAACTTCTATTAAGAAAAAATACATATCAATTGTTTTTGGAATGAATTATAAAAAATATAAGCAAGGGTATTGGGGAAGAATTTATGGCAACGAATATGAAGATAGTGAATACAGGAACTGCCTTTTGGTTTCTGGTGACGAAGAAATATGGAAAACTGGTAATCCTGTAAAAATAGAAATAGGATCTCCATCAAGGGCAAAAACTAGCTCTTATAATTTATTTTTTGTTGAAGATAAAAATAATGAATATTCAAGCTATGGATCAATACCGCCTTGTTTTTCTCCAACAGTAAATGCTTATAAACAAAAAAGAATACTGTATTGCATTTTTGTGAAAAAAATAACTGATAATATTCAAAATGCTGGAAATGTCTTGATAAGATTGGCTGACACATATCAAAAATCTATTGATAATGATCCAATCATTATTGATCAATATGCAAGAGATGGAGGATATGATAATAATGGATTCTCATTGCAAGTTGAGTACGATTATTACATTAAGAACATGAGTTATTATAATGCTCCAAGATATTCAAAATTTGATACCAATGACTACGAATGGTCAACAAATCCGAATTTTGAAAAAAATGGAATAAGCTATTCAAGTCAAATAACTAATACTGGAATTAATACAGATAAAGAAATTCTTTTAACATCAAAAGACTTTAAGAGAATTAGTTTTGGTGGTATTATTTGCGAATTGGATTACGAAAATATAGAAGTCATATCATTACACCCGTTAAAAATAAAATTTATAAATTCAATTTTTGTTTACAATGGAAAAAGTAAAACTGGAGGAATCTCAAGTCCAGTTATATTGTATGATTACCAGTACCCTTTATATCCAAATTGGACTCTTGCACCATATGGAAAATCAAGAGGAACATTTGGATTTCAATGCGATATTGTATTTGAAGAAAACATAAGACAAGATGGAAGTAATAAGCATTCGTTTCCTCCTCAATTTAATGAAATACTTGATTATGAAACATTTGTTCAATCGTCCGGAGTTTATAATGATAATTTAATGTCAGCTTATCGTAACCCAGAAAAGTGCAAGCACATTGGAAAAGTGATTGATCGTAAGGATTGCAACTGCCCTAAAAAGTGGATCAGACAGTGCGATCTTCATGAAACAACAGATTGGAAAAAATGCATGGGTTGTCCGAACTTTGAACCTGACGAAGATTAAGCCTGTTTCTTTTCCTCAATCTCCGGCTTGGACAAGGCAATCTGTCCTGGGCGAATTCGTTTCATAAGTCCGTCCGTGGGTGAACCCATGATGACTTCAAGTTCGTGCTTCTTGTCTACGGCATCATCTAAATCCCTTTGCCAGTCGTAAACCTTCATCAACATTTCTGCTGCCTTCATGTTGCCCCTGGCAGCTTTACGCTGAAGCATATGCTTGATAACAGCAATATCGTCTTTAGTCATGAGTCTGCAAAACTCCCGCTTTAGGTCTTGGATATGTCTGTAGTATGGATTGAGGTACATAGTTCACCTATTTGTAATACCTTACAGACCTTGGAATATTGCGGTACATGGTTGCTGCCCGTTTTGTTTTCGATACTGCCCTTGTTGGAAACATGATGCCTCTGGCCTTTACCTGTCTAGCACCTATTTTACCTTTAATTTTAACTTTCCCACCAACCACTCTTGCAGCAACAGAATATTCTTTTAAGGCAGGAACGCCCTTACCCCAGTAAACTGATCCACCTCTGGCCTTGGTTGTCATGTACTGGTAGAAGAGTTTAAATGGCACTCTTGGGTATATATATCCTGCCGGACTTCCTTTCCCAAATCGAACATACATAACGATTGCACCAACTTGAGCTATTCCAAACATGGTTGGCACAAACTTGAACATGGTGGCCCATGTTGATGTTGGCTTATATTCCCATTCCTGTTCCCAGGCTTTTGCCGTTGATTCAATGTCTTGTGCAGCGACTGCTTCGGTAAGATTTCTCGAACCTTTTCTTTTTGCTTTTTCTTGAAGCAATTTTTTCAGGTTATTAATCGCACCTACTAGGTCTGCCACTTTAACCTCGCAAAATTAATACTTTGTGTATAAAATACAAGGTTAATGATACCCCAGAAAGGAAGGAATATCAATGATTAGTAAGATGGGTGCAGACTGGATGATCGAATCCATAAAGGCTTATGAGTCAGGGAATTACCCACAGGCAATAGCTGCCTCGCTGATTTACACGGCTGAAACTCTGGAAATGATTCGTGCTTTGGTTGACCCTACTACCCCACAGGATGCAACCTATCCTGTCATGGAGAATATGCCCAAATGATCGAACAGGAATCATTTTATGAGATGCTGGAAAACATCCAGAGGGGTGTTGATATCAAGCTAGCCATGAGGGCTTTTGGTATTTCCAAGAAAGACCTTGAACCTTGGCACAAAAAGGAAATGCTCAAGGCCAAGGCTCAGGCCACCATCTCCATGCAGCAAATCATTCATGAGCATGGCTCTGAGGATTGGAGAGCCTTGCAATGGATCATAGAGCGGAACAATAAAGGACAGGAAAATGGGCAACAACTCGAAGCAGCAATTAACAAACAAATTGCTAAGGAAGTGGCAAAAGGTCTTATCGAGTCCGGCATTGAAGGATCAACTGGATCAACTGGCAGCCATCAAGGAAATAAGGAGGCTGAATCAGAAGACTATAGTGATACCGAGGATTCCCAAGGAGTATTGCGACTACCTAGGAATAAAACTCAGTCCACAGCAGATGGAGATTTTTAATGCGGTTGCTAACGGTGATCGAAAAATTCTTGTTCGTTCAGCCCATAATCAAGGCAAAACTTATTTGTGTGCTGTTATCGCTAGTTGGTTTCACGATCATTTCGCACCTTCTGAGGTGCTTATCTCCGCACCCGTAGCACAACAGGTTCGTGACGGTGTTTTTAAAGAACTGAGAAGAATCAGAGTTGGCGATCCGAACTGGATGCCAAAAGCCAATCGTCTTGAAAAAAGTCCCATGCATTATATTCAAGGCCTGACCGCACAGAAGGCTGATGCATTTCAAGGCCGTCACAACCCTGGTGGTTTATGCATCCTGTTCGATGAAGCATCCGGTATTGAACCAACCTTCTGGGAGCGAGCAGAATCGATGCTTTCTGCTTCCAAGGAGAGTTGTTTATGGTTCTGCATATACAACCCATATGACTCATCCAGTCCTGCCTATTTTGCAGAGCAAGACCCGAACTGGAGATTGTTTCACCTGTCTGCATTGGATCATCCCAATGTGGTCAATAAGGCTGATATCATTCCCGGTGCGATCAACTATGAGTATGTGGTGCAACGAATAAAGTCCGAGTGTCGATCAGCCATGGAGGGAGAAGAAAATGAACCGGCATATTTTGAATTTGAGGGTAAAGGGTGGATGGTCGAAGACCCGCTTTTCGATGTCCAAGTACTCGGTAGATACCCAAGTAAGGCAATCAACTCGGTCTGGTCTGCGATTGGCCTTAGACAAATACTCGATGCGATCCCTGACAATCCACAATGGCTCATGCAAATTGGTGCTGATCCTGCTCGTTTCGGTGATGATCGCAGTTGCATTGTGGTTCGCCATGGCCCACAGATAATTGATGCCAGAGAGTTTCGAGGTCTTTCCACCAAGGAATTTGCCGAGAAGATCAAGGAATACTGCAACAAATATGAACAAGGTCATCAGTCAAGGTACAAGATTCCAGTCCTGATTGACGAAGGTGGCGTGGGTGGCGGTGTTGTCGATAATCGTGGTGATTACCTATTCTATGGCATTAACTCTTCTGGAGAAGCCAGTAGATGGCGAGAGTTTCCGAACATGAGGTCTGCCTTGTGGTTTGAGGCAGCGGAGTTGGCCATGGAGGGGAAGGTTTCCATTTCCAAGCTTCCGCTGCATCTACGGGACAAAATATTGGATGAATTGAGAACTCCAATATATGTGGTTGATTCCATAGGCAGAAGAGTGGTTGAATCCAAGGATGCCATGAAACGCAGACTCAAACACTCTCCCGACCTTGCAGATGCCTTTAATCTTTCGCTTCTTGCGGTTCCGAAGACTTCGATTGAGAAGATTGTTGGTCGTTTATAACAAGATACATACAACCTCTTTCCTTCGACCTTTTCACGACTACTTCTCCGCAATCCTGAAGATACCTAATGGCATCATCCACGGACTGCCCATTGTGTACGGTTTTTCTCAAAAGCCTCTTGGCATCCGTAAGCTTTATTCCGGTCACCCCAGGTTCTATTTCGGTGTAATTGGATTCGATCAGTTTGATGATCTTGTCCGTTATTTCCCCGAACTTGGTGTCTGAAATCATGACGGTGTTTGCGGTCTGCCTTTTATTCACTTCCTTGACAAACTTCATTCCAGCCATGATTGCCTCTAGTGACAGTTCCTTGGCTTTGATGTCTCTACTGAGTTCCCAGAGACAGGCGATCTTCAATGCCTGTTCCGGAAGTCTGGCACAGGATGCAGCTTTTTCCTCGTCACCCTTCTTCTGATATTCGCTGTATATGTCATCATTTTTCCATACTTCTTCCTGAAAATATTCCATGGCATCTTCAGTAAGTTCAAGTATTCTTGGATCATTCTCAATCTTGTTGATAGGCTGATTGTCCGTAACATCAACACCCATATCGTCCAGAACCTGTTTGGCATTCTTGGGAACCATGTTTTCATTCATGGCGATCAGCCTTGCAGCGGTATCTATTAGATATTCCGGTATAGGTTCCTGAACGGATATACCTCGGATATTCATTCTTCCCCTGATCGATGCCTGAAGAATCAAAAGCCTGTTGTAGAAACCTGACCTGATAAATTTCGGTGACAATGCCTTGAAGTATTCTTCTGGTGTACTGGAAGTCATTACGGATAGGAAAGGATAACGGATGTAATTTTCCTCATCGTCTTCTCCGGCACGGACTCTTCTCTTGATGTAGTTTGAGGTGAACATTTCAAGCAATGATCCCATGACATCGGTATATCGTATGTCTCCAGACTTCATTTTCTCAAGGTCGAATGCACCTTCATCAGCCATGAGAAATCTTGGTGCAACCATGACCTTCTCCTCAAGACCTTCACGGCTACCAACCTTGGTGAGAAGCAGATCACCATGATCCAGTTCCATGCATATTCTGGCATTCAATTTTCGCGGGAAATCCTTTCCATTGGCAGTAAGACCAAGAACGACCATATACAAGTTTAACTTCAGTTCTCCTGGCCCCATGACGCTACGGCCAACCAGAGCAGAGAACATACCTAATGCAGATGCTGCTGCAATTCTCTTCTCTGGATACAGGGCGTTTCTCATGCAGTAGTCAATGTAAGTGTCGATCCATCCTGGAAAAGAAATGGATTCATCAGGCACAATGTCGATGAATTTCTTTACCTTTACATTCTTGCCCTTGGTCGATTCTGTGAATATCTGCTCGATTCTGGATGGTTCAGCCTCATCATCCTTGTGGCAGTACTTATCAAATACACTCCCATAGAACTGCTTCCATTCCTTGGAACCAGCAGTCCATCCACGACTGGCACAAAAAACATAATCTTTAGTAAGCGGTGTGTTTGCGGGAAGTCTCCAGTCATTCGGGGAAAATGACCAGTAACGATCCAAGCCTCCGGCTTTTGCACCACACACCGCATTGGGGGTTTTGAGGTCTGAACTGTCTGGATGCCAGCAGACAAAATAGTCAGGCCTAACTTCTTTTAATGTGTACGATTCTGGAAGTATTTCTGTCCATGGTGTTTCTGCCCTCCATTGATCAATGGCAGATCGTTTGGGAAGGTCATACTTCGCAACTGGTTCAGGATGTGCCGTGGTAAACTTCTTGGTGGATTTCTCATCATAGCAACCGGCAAAAGCGATCAAGAAATCATGCTCTGATGCAGTCAGAAGGGGAATGGTTTCCACCCCTCCATGAACCATGGAATAAGGCTTTATAGTTCCATCGATCTTGCTGATAGCCTTGGAATAGAATCCAACCACATATCCACCAGCACCCTTGGTTTCAATCAAAGGTGGGGCAACTAACTTTGATGACCCTCTTGCTTTTGCTTCTGCAAGCCATGCTCTGCTTTTCTCCGTAGACATGATTGCCAGGTCACGGCATTTTGATTTACCCAATGGAAGGTAATAAAAAATGTGCAGACCATCGGAAGGAGTTTGCTCAACGCACCCCTTTAGCTTGTCTGCAAGTTCCTTGTTGGTTACTTCCAAGTCTCCAATGAAGCATGAGGCAATATCAGGAGAGTCGATATCCAGACATTCCAAATCCTTGTTCTGATTTGGTACTGGGCCACAATTGATCGCAATACCGGCGACCTGTGGCTGGCTGAAATCTATTTCAAGATCAGCCATCGTTTGTGGATTGGTTCTCAATTCCACAATTCTATTTTGCCTTCTCTGGACTGGAGTTTTATCCACTTTTGCCGAGAAAACCGACAGGCCGTTTTTCGCAATATTAACGGCACACTTTTTAACTTCTTCCATGAAACTTCCCCCTCGATATGCAGACAAAAAAAGATTAGAATGATTGAGCCAGGTTTGCCTTCCTCCCTGGCGAAGGGGGGTGCAGCTTATCCTTTCTCTGCACCCTCCGCAAATTCATATTCATCGATGACCCAAAATCCCTTCATGTTTTTATGAGCTATTACATATTTTGGAGTTGGGAATTTGATCAATGTTTCCATTTCCATTAAATAGCTTTTTTTAAATCCGTTTTCTTTAAAATATCTGTACATTCTTATTTTTTTTAACCATTCTATTAATGGCATTTCCATGTTCTGCATGAGACTATGATAGGATATTATCGTTTCTCCAAGAATGGTATCGTGGATTTCTCTCACGCACGGTGGCTTGGAAGAGTCTTTTCTGTACACCTCATAAATGCTATTGATGATTTGATACTTTCTTTTCTTTGGTCTTTTACCACTTAATATGTCTCCAGGTGTTACCTTCATGCTTACATTTATTTTCTTAATTTCCTCATCCTCTGGTTCTTTATATCCGCAGCTTGGACATACCTTCAACCCAATGGAATGAACAAATTTGCATTCCTTGCATTCCTTGGTCTTTGGGGTTGGAAGTTCATTGCCGAATTTATCGCATTCATATTCATCGATAGGCCCAAGACGGACGGCATTGTTCCCAAAGTCTAGAATGAGGCAGTCTTGCTTCGATTCATGTGTTCGCAGTCCACGACCCACCATTTGATAGAATAGACCCTTACTGGCAGTAGGCCGAAACAGAACAACACAATCAATATGTGGAGCGTCAAATCCGGTGGTAAGAACCCCAATGTTTATGAGCCATCGCAAGTTTCCATTCTTGAAACTACTGATTTTATAGTTCCTCAGCATGGTATTATCTTTGCCGGTGATCAAGGAAGAAGACTTTTCCCCAAGGTCTTTTAATTTCTGCAATGTCATTTCTCCATGTAGAATGGATGTGCAGAATACCAGGATATGCTTTCTTCCCGTGGCTTTTACAATCGCCTCATTGACCGATTCTGTAACAACAACCTGATTCTCCATCTTGGTATTCAGTTCACTCTGGTTGTAATCCCCATTCCTTATTTTGATTTTCTTCAAATCTTCCAGAGTTCCGATGCCTCTAGTAACCAAGGGACAAAGGTATTTTTCTTCAATCAGTTCATTCACATTAATGTGATAGCAGCAGCTGGAGAAGAACTTGTCAGCACCACCATAGATCATTCCAGATACAGTCCTAAATGGCGTTGCAGTAAGTCCAAGGATGTATACATGGGAATTGCGAACCTTAACTGCCGAAATAAATTTTCTGTACATGGTCTCTTCATTTGGAGAAACCATGTGTGCCTCATCAATGATGATGTAATCTAATCGGTCAAAATCATTCGCCTTTTTGTATATGGACTGGATGCTTGCAACCGTAAGTTTTCTTATCTCTCGGCGATTCATCTTGGCAGCATATATGCCAATTTGATCCGCAGAAAGATTCTCATTAATAGCCACCCTCATGCAAGTTCTGTAAGACTGCTCAACCAGTTCCTTTACATGGCTGATCAGTATCCCTCTGGATTCTGAATTGTTGCTCAGAATGGTCTTGATGATTTGTGCCATGATCACGGTCTTGCCACCACCAGTAGGGACACTAATGATGGTGGGCTGACCAGGATTTTCATGATGGTGCAAGAAGAAAGCCTGCACGGCATCATTCTGATACTTTCTAAGCTCCATAGCTTCCTCTTAGTTTTGAAAATCCAACTACAGCATTCGTCTCGCCATAACTGTCCGTAGTCTCGATGATCTGGACAAGTAATGGCTTTTCGTAAATAGTTGGCAAATCCTTTTCCACCAAAGCACCTTCAATTCCGCAGGACTTTATCAGCCTTGCTAATTGCCTTCTGGAATCCTGTCTGTACCGTGTATCCACGGCAGAAACATGAAAGTTCTTTGAAATACACTTTCCCTGCTGGCTACCTTGGATGATCACAAAATCAACACAGAGGTATTTATTTCCTGCCTTGCTGACAAGAAATTCGGCCTTTTGGACAATTGCTGCATATTCTCCAGCAGGGATAGGTTCTAGGTCTTTAGGGTCGAATATTATCTCAGACATTGGATTCTCCAAACATAGAGGGTTGTGTTTTTATTGCCTTCCTTCTTTTGATTGGAGGTGTGGCTGGCTTTATTTTCCGCTCTTCCACACGATTTACTGGGTCTGTATCAGATGCCTTTACCACTCTGATCCCATTCTCCTGCTCGATAATGATCGCAGTAGGCGTTCTTGCCGTCCACAATGCAACATCAAGAGCATCTGCTGCACAGTCTGGGTAATCGCTATTAAATGTGTTTCTCCATGATTCCATATTGCTCCATGATGGTGGAAAGTGAAACACTTCTTTTACTGGTTCTGGATCAACACCGTAATGCCAGGCGATTAATTCATCACCTTCTGTTGTCCATTCTGTATCGATTACCGATATGAATTTTGTCCTGTAATATTTATTGGTTTGCACTTCGTCATAGTATGAGAAAACATCTTTTACTGCCTTGCGGAATTCAGATACATCCATGATCTTATCCATCGTTACCACTCCATTCGGTATTTGATGTCCAGGTTTACTTTTTCGATAACAGGAGAACCAGCAATCGCTGTTGTTGATGCTCCAGTTTCGAGAGAATTTCTTGTGGCCTGACATCCGATCAAGCCACAAGCGAAGACAAGGTTTAACACAATCCATCGCATAGGTCACCTCCAGAATATCTATCGACATTCTTGGTGATGAACTTTAGGCTGGAAGGAACCTGACGACATTATCGTATGTCTGCCCATTGTTTTTGCTTTCGGAATGGGAAACTTCCATCTGACAACTTTGGCCTATTACAGACTCTGCGGTCAGATCAGCCCCAAGTCCGAGTGCAGTATCCAAAGACTTCAAAATGCTTGCATGAAATTTGACAAGCTTTTCAGAAGGATGTCCTCCACGGACATAAAATTTTGCCCACTTTTTTCGACCTGTCATCTCTCCATCGACAACAGTCATTTCCAGTTGGACATACTTTTTGTCATCCTTTCTTTCCATCTTTGCTCCAGTAATAGTTACTGGCCATACGCCTTTTGGAAATAAGGAATCCTGTTGGACAAGTTTAGAATCTTCTTGTGTGAAAAATGCTTCGCTCATGTGTTACTTACCTTCTTTCTTGGTGTTTGAAAAAATTTCATTTACTTTAGTTACGAAAGAATCCACAGATAGAATCCCACTTAAAGCCGGAATTCGTGACTTGGCCACGAGGCCACTTCTCGGAGTAACAGTAATCGTCCTCCGAACTTCGCTACCCTCCTTCTTAATAACTGGCTTGCCATCATCGGAAACCATCAGATCAATCTCGACAAAACCAACGAGGTCTGCCCAGGATGTGACCCACTCTGCAAGAGCTTTATCGGCTCTCACTTGAAAGCTTGCATACTCTCCCCTGGTTGGATCATTCACGGATTTAACCTGAGAATGACACAGGAACCAGAAACCCAGATCACGGCGGTTTGCCATCTGATTCATCAGCAACGATAGTTTGGTCACCGCTTCGACCAGACCTTTTCCGTATCCACCACAGGCTAGAACGATACTGGATGAACCGCTCTCGTTGCATATATGTTGATGCAAAAGCCTTTCCAACGCTGTAAGACTGTCCACAACGATATGATCGTATGGAAGTGCTACTTCTTTAACGATCTCCTTAATGGTGTTTACGAAATCATTCCAGGAGCCAATCTTTACACTATCCACATCCAGTCCGGCAATACCAGATTCCACATCCAAAAAAAGAACCTTGGAAAGCTTACTGCCGATGGTTGATTTGCCAGAACCCTCTGACCCAAAGATTACTCCTTTAGGTCGATAGGTTGCACCGAAGTTCAAACTCTTTTCAATCTTCATTACTCCTGCTCCTTTGCTTCAAATGTAATCGTTGCTTCCACCGACTGAGAATGTGTCCATACCCTGTGGACATTCACATCATTTACATTTCCCATAATGGTCTTGAGACCGTATTTAATGATGCTATGAAACAGTTCTTTAGGCATATCATGAACAGTCTCAACGAGAATTGACTTCAACTCTAATGAGTCAAACTCGGACTGAACCTTAACTCGGAACATATCATCATATGGCCCGTTGATTTCAATCACACGCTTAGGGTAAGAGCCAAGAGACCACCCCATCCCATCGCATACGGCACGATGCACGATGCATTTGGGGATTTCTAGGTTGGCTTTAAATAGCTCGTTGGATTTAATAAAACCCAAGCCCAAAACATCCTCTGAATTCTCTATCACTTCCTGACTCATTGGAGCCATCCTTTCTGTTGGAAAATTGAACATCCTTCCTTATCCTTCCTTGAAAATAAACATGAGGGTGGCAGCAATTCCCACTCTGCTAATTATGCTGCTGTGGCAACGAGCCACTGGATGCACCCTCATGCTGCTTCCTAAATGTCATCCAGATCGTCTTCCTCGTCATCATCATCTTCGTCAGGGTCAGGAATTATTTCCCTATTATTTACCCTGTCTCGAATGTTTCTGTTTTTGTCGTGTGGATGGATTGGCAGCTTGCAGTCGCCAGGGATGTGCAAAGGAAGATTATACTTTAATCTGGATTGCATCCAGAGTATCTTCTCTTCTGTACCGGCGAGGTGCTGACATGGTTGAATGACCATGCTAACCGGAAGTGTTTTTTCCTTTCGTTTCTTATCCGATCCCATCCTTCACTCCTTTGAAAATATACGCTGGCATTTTCCTAATGTCCAGACTAATTCAGAAAAAATCCGAAAAAATATGGTCAAATGATTTTTACATGATATAATTCTAACATTGGCAATCACTTACGAAAGGAGAAAAAATGCCAAAAAGGCACGGTAGTACGAAAGATCGTGAAAAACTCACGATTGTTTTTCGGCCAAAAAGTGATTTGAAGCAGAAGCTTCATCACCTGGCAATGGCCCAAAACCGCACGATGAATGGACAGGTTCTTGAGATTTTAGAAAACTTTTTCAAAGAAAGGAATCAGTAATGGGAATACCGATTGAGTATCTATCACACAGCAGGATTGAGATGTATAGGAAGAATCCTGTTTTATACAAGAAGACTTACATCGATAAACAGGTACAGAGGGAAGCGACTCCAGCAATGGCGTTGGGTTCTTTGCTTCATGCCAGACTGTTGGAACCGGAAACCTTTGATGACAAGTTTGCCGTTGCTCCTATGGTTGACAAGCGAACCAAGGCTGGGAAGGAGGCATTCGAGAAATTCCAAGAAAGTCTTTCATCCGAAGTTACTATAATCACTCACGATGATGTGTCTCAGTCAACTAGGATGCTCGATGCCATCAGGGAAAATACTGCCAGCAGTTATTTCCTAGATTCTCCAACCGCCGTCAAGGAGCAGGAAATAAACATTACTTCCAAGGTCGATGGGATGGATATCGGCTTTAAATTCATATGCGATGTTTATGATCCTGAGCGTGGATTCGTGGTGGATGTAAAAACTGTGTCCAGTTACGATCCTCTTGATTGGGCCAAGGAATGTGTATTCTCTGGATACCTTCGACAGTTGGCACTCTATCGATTTCTGCTCAGATACAACCAAGTGCCGATCACATCATGCGTACACATCGTTGTGGATAAGGGCGAATTCCCTACTTGCATGGTCGTTGAATTCGATTCATCCGATATCGATAAGGCTGAGAATCAAGTGATTACAACCATTAGGAAGATGGTTGAATCGCATGAGACGAATCAGTTCCTTCCGCACTATTATGGCATAGTTCCTAAACTGGTTGCTCCAGCATGGTCATGGAGGGTTTAAGATGTCTTATATTAGACCGAAAGGTTCGATCATATTCACCATGCCACCATCGGCAAATGCTTGCTGGAGGCAGTTCAATGGTCGAACCATACTGTCATCAAAATACAGGGAGTGGAGGAAAAACAATATCCATAAGGGAAACCATGGGGATGATATTGAGCCATTCCCATTCCCTGTATTTATTGTGATAACAGTAAGACCAGGAAAGGGATGGAGGAAATGTGATCTGGATAACAGGATTAAACCTATTCTGGATCAGATGCAACATTGCGGATATTTGTCTGATGACAATACTGATTATGTAAAAGGTATCTCTATTCGTCTCGGTGACGATGCTGGAGATGGGATGGATTCTTATGTAGAAATTGATGCAGAAAGGATTGACGAAGATGAGCGTTAAAATTGATGGGAAAATTTACCTGACAGTGCCAGAGGCAACTTTCCTTTTGGGGATCAAACCTAGTTTGATGGCCCACTATATCTATCGTGGTGAGTTCTCCGGAATCATATATCTCAATGAAAAGGATCATTTCCAATCCATGGTAAATGAATCTGGAATAGTTATCGATCATGACAAGGTTGCTGCTTTCTTTAACAGAGAGAGAAAATCCTATCTGATACCAGCGGATAGTGTCGTTGAAAAATATCAAAAAAGATCAGAAAAGATTTCCAGACGAGAGGCGAAAAGAAAACAAAAGGAAACTGTGGTCGAAATGAATGGGGGAAATGCTTAAAATGAAAACCTGGAAGAAGTTCAATTTGTCAATGGATGACACCATGCGTAACATCAGCACCCAGACTGCTATCCAGACCTGTATTCGCAGAGCCTGTCTTATAGCCAGAGAGTTTACAGGTATCGAGGTTATGCCGGAGGAGATGGGGTCTGGATGCGTTGACACCCTTGGTGTCCTCAAACACGCATGGGAAAATTTTACCATCGTGAAAAACAAGCCGGATTCCGTGGTGAACTATGCTGCCTGCATGGCCGTTATGGAATGGTGCATGGCGGTAAAAAAGGAAAAAGATGTTCCTTACAAGCTTAATTCCGATGCCATTGCTGCCAGCATGGACTTCATTGGCAAGCAGCTTGAAGACTTGTTTCCAGGTCTTATGTCTTCAAAAAACGCATTGCAGGGTCTATATGATGGAATATGTGCCACCTGTGACAATGTGGAAAAACATGGCTGGCAATGGACTAAAAAGCTTAATGACAGATTCGCCTGCCTGATGTCCATGTATCCATCCTTGAGGGCAATAGGGAAAAGGAATTCAAAACTGGCCGAGATTGCGGACGCATTAAAAGTGAAAGGAGTCGATGATGTCTGATAAAACCGTGGAAGGATTCTTTGAAACTTGTATTGATCTGATTGAAAAAAGGTCGATTGACTACGCTGATCCAGCCGTAAACATTAAGCGTATTTCCAAGGCTTGGAGCGAATACCTACAGCTTCCGGTGTCGTCCTATGATGTGTGTATGCTCATGACATTACTGAAGCTCAGTCGTCTCTGCCATGGTCATCACCAGGACTCGATCCATGATGCTGCGTCCTACTTGGCATTAGCACACACTCTGGCTAAAGCAGGAGTGGATCATGACTGAAGACAAGGAACCATTGAGTGTATCCGATAGGATACTACAGTTTTTGGTAATCTTTCCGATCATAGTTTCCATGATATGTTTACTATGGTGGGGTACTTTCTGGGTCATCAGAACCATGATGATGTGGATGAAGGAGTTTTAAATGGAAGTTAGCAAGGAAATTCGCAAAGAGATTGTTGATTTTTTTGAGGATGAGTTTTTTGAGGATGATTTTTGTTTTTTGGATGGACTGGACGATGCGATTGCCGGTGCTGTCTGTGTGGATGGAGTTCCTCTTGTCGTATATGGCATCAATGCGATCATTAAAATCCTGATGCATCGGGATGGTATGGATCGTGAAGAAGCTTGGAAATATTTTTTCCACAATATTCGATGTGTTCATTTTGGAGAAAAGACACCTCTTTTCATGGAACAATTTCCAATAAATTGACAGAAAGGATTTTTGATGAACAATAAATACTACATGGATGATCCATCTGTTATAAGTTTTTCTGGTGGAAGAACTTCAGGGTTCATGCTTTACAATGTGATACAAGCTCATGGCGGAATTTTACCACCTCATATAAAAGTTGTTTTTTGTAACACAGGTCTTGAGCATAAAAAAACATATGACTTTATAGAAAAATGTGCAATCAACTGGAATATAGACATAGTTTGGCTTGAGTACATTGGTAAGAAAAATGATCCAAGATACTCAATCGTTAACTACGCTAATGCATCAAGAAATGGTGAACCATTCTCAATTTTGATTGATGAAAGAAATTATCTTCCAAATCCAGTCGCAAGATTTTGCACTGTTGAATTAAAAATAAGACTTTTGGACAGATGGGCAAAAGATCATCTTGGAAAAGAATTTCATAAACACAATCAACTCATAGGACTCCGATATGACGAGCCAAGAAGAGTCGCAAGCATAAAAAGAAATTCCAGAAGAAATCCTGCTGTTACTCCAATACATGACGCAAAACATACTTTGCAGGATGTTATGAATTTTTGGTCTAAGCAAAATTTTGATTTAGAAATTCCACAGCATCAAGGCAATTGCCAGGGATGTTTTCTTAAATCAAGATACAGGCTCGATCTTGTGGCAAAAGAAACTCCAGAAGCATTAAACTGGTGGATTGAACAAGAAAAGAAAATTTTAAAATCAGAGATTGCAATTAATGCAACATTCAGGAAAGATCGTCCATCTTATGAAAACATTTTGCTAGAGTCAAAAATGCAGGGAAAACTTTTCCCAGATTTTGATGACACTATTTCTTGCACTTGCACAGATTAATTTTTTTTTGATATTGCCTAAAATATTTTGTGGAGTATAACGAATAATACAATGAAGGTCAGGACGACTTGTTGTCGTAATGATTTTCATATTTATATTGCGATTGCACCCAGCGAAATTACTTAACCTTAATCCTTCGGTTATGTTCGATACGCTGGGTGTTTTCGTTTCCATAAAAAGAGTATTGGCATGGCTGATTGTCCAGAAAAAGAAATGATTGGGCTAATACTTTCCATGTTCCATTCGTCTGGTGGAATCCGTGGAGAACTGTTTGCGAAGCTAACAGGAGAAGAGCAAACAGTTTTAAGATCTATTGTTTTTTCAGATTTGTTTTTTAATTCCGATTCTATTTCTTGCCAGGCTCAACCAGTTTCAGAACCTTGTCAATGTCCTTGAACAGGGGTTCTAGCTTCGCCACATCGAATACTTCTGATCGTATACATTGACCATGCCTCAGAACCACATCGGTAAGAAATGCTTCCCAGTTGCGTTTGCATGGCCAAGAGCGGAGCAGCTTTGCCGTGGGTGCTGCACATTGATGGGAAGACAGCCTGGTTGAAACATTATTGGTAAAACCGATTTTTATTCTAGTAGACGAGAACTCCGGTATTAAAAGAATCACATAAAAGAATCCAACCTCACCGGAATCCTGGGTGCGTTTCGCCAATAGCTTTTTCTTGTCAGATTGCGTTGGCAGTAAATTGTTCTTGATCCAATCGATTTGCTTCTGAGTTAAATAAGATGCCAAATGTCCGGTATGTGTCCTGCTTTTTTCCACCTCTTGAACTTTTGACAATTCAGAAACATATCTCCGTACTGTTGTATACCCGACACCGAGTTGCTCCCCAGCCTGAAACAAGTTGAACTTTTTTTCACCCATTGATCATTCCATTGAGCAATGAAAAAGGGGGTCGATAATTTTCGGCCCCCATATGGTTCATCAATGGTAGCAATAATCAGGGTCTAGTGTCTATCTCAAGTATCCGCTTTCCGATCCATTCCATGCAGTTTGTAGCCATGGAATTTCCCAAGGCTTTATACCTTGGCCCATCCGGACATTTGTCTGGCGATTTTCCGTTCCAGGGTATTCTGGTGTAATCATCTGGGAACCCTTGGAGTCGTTCACATTCTTTAGGGGTCAGACGGCGAACATTCTTTTTTTGAAAAACATTTGGAACATGGTGATAGTCCTGTCCTGTATCTAATGTTTTTGATACATCCCCAGTTACACTGTTGTTATAGGAGTCAAAGGCAATTGATGTCAGCCTTCTCACCTGCATGGATGCATAATAAACAGAAGCAACCTGATTGGTTATCTCGGTAGATTGTGGGGATCGACTCGGATCATTTGATGCCGTAATTGTTGGTGCTGATGATCCAAGATGAGGGTCTAGTACAAATAGCTTTGCTCCACCATTAATGTGTTGATCTTCTAAACCCTGTTTGCTGGCAAATGCAGCTTCTAATGTTGATGCTACATTTGCAGGCCATTCTTTAGAGCTTCTTTTAGCTCCTCCGGCAATTGCTTCCCTCTGCGTTCTGATCGGCGTAGAATTCCGGCACAAGCTTTGCGACTCAAATAATACCTTTGCTGGACGCTTGATGTCTCCAAGATGTCCGACAACGAACACACGCCGTCTTCGCTGAGGTACTGCCCCAGGATGTTGTTGTGTTCTGACCCACTGAGCATCAAGGATGCGGTAGGCCCACCCATACCCCAGGTTCCCCAGCGATGTGAGGAGGGTTCCAAAATCCCTTCCTTTGTTGCTACTGAGGACACCTGGCACATTTTCCCAGATGATCCATCGGGGGCGGTGATGTTCAATGAGTTCAAGATATCGCAGCATGATCTGACCTCTGGGGTCATCGAGTCCACCTCGCTTTCCGGCAATTGAAAAAGCCTGACATGGGGTTCCACCCACAATAATTTCTGGTTTTGCTGGGAGCTTCCATTCTCTGAACTCATTGATGTCTCCATAGTTGGTGGTATCTGGGTAATGATGTTTCAATACTTCCGAGGGGAATTTTTCGATCTCGGAAAATCCAACAGGGGTGAAACCCAAAGGGGTCCAGGCGACAGATGCTGCCTCAATGCCCGAACAAACAGATAAGTATTTCATCTTGTGTACCATTCAATCCTTTCTGCCAATTCTTCATCCTCATCTATTCTATCGGATAATTTCTCGGCACAATCTAGGCATATGTAATCCCACTTTTTCCATACACATGAATGATTATCTTCCAGAAGTTGATTGCCACAACCCAATGAACTCATGGTACATTTTGCATCGCAATAGTCGCAAAAGATTTCTTCGTTTGGGCATGATTCTTTTATGATTTTTTTCTTGTTATCCATGTCAAGTTTTCCTTCAAAAAAACTAGGGTCTTACTCAGTATCCATCCAGTCGCTGGAAACTATGTAGTATCGTTTTTTGATACCACGCATCGTGAACGGCTTTTTCTTTCCCCAGGAGTTTTCAACGATCATATGTTTCCAGAATTGTTTGAAGGCATCATCGTTGCTGGTGGCAAACACGATGAGCTTATAACATCTTTCTGGTTCTTCGTTCTTGGAGTACACAATCGCATACCTACGCATCTTTTCGCGGGCCATGCCTTATGAATCCTTCCTTGGAAAATAGGGTCTAGATGTAAGGAATATTGATAAGTATTCCTTACAGTTAGCCATAGCAAAACAAGGGCTAATCACAGGATATATTCATTAGTTGCCATTCGGGCAACGGCTCGTCCCATTCTATGAAATCCTCGCTGAATTTTTTGACAGCGTTATGAATCCCACTAGCTTTGATTTTCCTAATGGATTGGATTTGTTTTCCGGAACCATTGGAAAAGAAAAACCGAAAGTGGAAATACATTTCAGGTATTTCATGGTCATCCATTGCGTATTCCTTTCATGAAAATAGGGGTCTAAATATGGCTATAAAACTGCTCCCATTCATCGCCAGAAATCCATCGCCATTCGTCCGGCACATCTCCTTCGTGAACCATATCCTGCGTCAATCCTTCTGGGCCAATGACCACTAAAAGTTGACTACTGTAAACATCGATATCATACACCCATTCGTTCTTATATTTTCCTAATACTTTAAACATTGGTATCCTTTCATCAAAACAGGGGTCTGGTTATCTCTTCCATTTGTAATGGCATCCATTGGATGCAAAATACGATTTGCATTCGTCAACTTCGCCATCGATGATTTCGGCTTCGATTTCGTTTAAAACATCCAATGGAATTTTATTCCTGTCGATAATCTTCCAGCAATGTCCTTTGCCTGAATGGTCAATGTAAATCTTTGCCTCGAATACTCCGGACATATATTTTCTTTTCATGGTCTTAATCCTTTTATTGGTGGTGAGATTTTTTGCCCCATGGAAACAACCATGGGGCTTGTGGAAAATAGGGGTCGATCAAAATCCAGGATTTTACGGGTTCACCTATTTGGGCTTATCCAAATGGTAGCATGATATATGCCTGAAAAATATCTCCACATTCTCATCAGTATCTTGTTGAATAACTTGATAATGGTGTTTCCCATTGGGGTTATCATGGCCATCATGGCCATCAAGATTATGATCTGATACTCTCACCCTTAGGATTGAATCCTTTACATCAAAATATTTGCCATCAAACATACAATACCTAATCTGTTTTGAATAATACCTTGAACCACTATCTGGGGATTGAAACTCAAATTCAAAACCTAATTCCTTTAATCGGTGTTCCATACGGCAAGCGAAATCCAATAGACTTTCCATGATATAACCTTCCTTCCTTAAACAAGGGATAGTAAAAACCTAGATTCATTAGTTGAGACGATGAATGATGAGCTAGTGGCTTCCATCTTCTTGCCATCACCCTTAACAGCAAGGCCTACGATAACTCCACTAGCATCCATGAATCTTGAGTCGTGCAAGTCTCCATCGATGATAGGGATACCTTGCCATTGTTGGGGGAGATTATGTTTTTCGCAATCAAAAGGAATTGCGACATTGATGCCACGGCCGATTAAATCGTGGATGAATTCCAAGGAAGTATTTTCGGAGCGGGAGTAAGTTAAGTGATAGTTGGAAGGAAGCTTGTATCCTTCCTTAAACCTAAATTGATGTTTTGAGTAGTCATAAAATTGTACTGTAGGAAAAATAGAAAATAGTTCTGGAAATACCTTTTCCCAAATAACATCGCTGAATACATTAAGGCGTATGGCAAGCTTTAGTCCCTTTTTATTGCACGATTTAAGCTTGGAAGCTATTTCCCAAACAAGATGTTTTAAGAACTCTTGGCGATGAGTGAAGAAAGCTAACTTCCTTTTAAGCCGTCCAAATTGAACAGAACTCATTTGCCCACGGCCTGACGAAAATATACAAGCTTCTATACAATTGTCCGAAGCCGATCCACAGACATTGAAACCGCCGATTTTATGTGGGGCCAATTGGATTCCATAAACAAGGTATTCTTCGCCAGAAAGCTTAAGTTTTTCGTTATCGCTCAAAAGACTACCTACCTTGTATGATCTTCCTTCCCATTCTATGTACATGGGTGAAGGCTTCTTGGTTCTTAGTTTCATGATGTTTCCCCTTGTTATTAGTCCAATAAGCTTAAAAAACAATCGGATAGATATATCTGCTCCGCTTCAATGTCTCCCCTTATTTTCTTGAACTCATTCAAGAATATGTCGCAATCGTCTTGATCTTTCATCAGAAGGGATTTTTCCCAATTAGATATTTCAATTCCTTGTGATGTTTCCTTGAATTTGTACATTTTATACCCCTTAAACAATGTTAATTTGCTGTTGATTGTAGAATGCTGATAAAATGGTTTGAACCATCTCATCACGCTTATCTTTTGTTATCTGATTAAAGTTATATTGTGAATTCAGCATACCCAAATATACTTCCATTTGTGTACGACTATCCTTCTTGAGTTTCTTCTCATCACCTTCTGGACTTTTGATAGATACGCCATTGAATGTATACATTGTTATTCCCCCCCTTTTAATTCTTTTGCACAATGTTGTGAAAAAATTTTCCCCATGCTTACAGAACAATTTACTTCGACTAGATTTTGATAACAATCAAACGCTTTTTCATATTCTCTGAAAATCTCATACCCTGATTCTGCTTTATCAGAAGTTATCCAAGATACTATGTAATTCATTTTTTGTTCCTTCACAAGAAGCTTAACATCGGTAGACATCATTTTTGAATTCCTTTACTACTTTTTACTTTAAGGCTGACGATCAACCTTACACTAGTACTATAGGATAGGATCAAATAATAGTCAATACATTATTGGAATATTTTTCTATTTTAGGGAAGTGGAATTGATGTAAAGCCTTATAATATAAGTACTTAGGATGATAAAAATCCTGGAGAAAATACTAGAAAATGTAGTAAAATAATTACTATTTTTGGCCATATGAAATAAAAATAAAAATAGGAACCCCTCCCCTCCCATGGTGTGACATGGTGTGGAGTAGGTAAAGATGATTGGAATAGATTGCATATAAAAGGGGATATAGGAAATAAAAGTATAGGGGGATATGTCTTACAGAATAGTCCACCTTAAAGCTCTTAAATGTCCATATATTCATATTTATATTATTATTATTATTTATATTATTATTATATATGTATTATTATTAATTATATTACTATACTCTTCTACTATGCTATATTCCATAACATTTATTCTATTAATATATTACTACTTTACTACTCCACTATATATCAGAATATATTATTAGAATATTATTCCTATCTGTAGAGTAGCAAATTGTACCTAGTGCAATAGTGGAAGATTGAAGATAGTTTAATTGTTTATGTATATTTCCCCAAACCCGATTCCCTATTAATTTTTATCCTGGACGGATGGCCCCCGCCCCCCTCTCGAAACTACGACACTATTTTTCGGAACCCTCAAGTTGCATTTTGGTGTACCCCCTATCCCCAGGGTAACGACTCTCCATAAATTTTCCAAACCGTCAAGTTTCATTCTTGCCAA